ACCGTTTGAAGCCGATACTGAAATCGGTGAGAACTACGGTGAGTGCCAATCAATTGCGAAGTACCTAGCCAAGCACCCATTACTGATTCAACCCGAGGGAGTGATTGAAGAAAATGAGCTACTCACAGAACTCCGAAACGATGCTTTCGAGGCAGCTTGAGACCAAAACATTTGAAAAGTTTGGTATAGAGTTTCGGTATGGCGTCGCTACCGATACCGAACCCGCGTGGGAGTCAAAGGCGAGTACCGTGAACGGTCAGTTGGTCGTTGACTGGGTTAAGACAGGGGAGATGCACAAACGTAGCTACGTGGAATTCGCCCTGGTAAAGGACAATGGTTTTTGTGCTACAGGGCATGCTATCGAGGTTTACTCGACCACTGATGGGCCTATCATGGGTATCAACGTCAAAGAAGACGACGATGAAGTTTTGCTCATCGACCCCTGCATTGTGATGTTCAATAACAAAACAGGGATCATTGAGCTTATGCCTATCTTCAATGTGGCGCGTAAACTACGCCTGAAGAAGTCGGCCATTCGCTCTGTACAGCCGCCTGCCGAAGTTTTGATTGGTGCCTATCCCGGCTTCTTGATCAATAACCGTATGGCACTGTACCAGCTCAAGCCCAAATTACCGTTAGCGGTGACACCTGAACTAGTAAACGATGCATCATAAAAGATTACCTTTTATGGTAAAAGCATCTGAGTAGTCGATCCCGGCTTCAACACTAACCCCTCCTTTTCTCGCTCCGACGCAAATGGTTTGTGTTGAAGAGAGTTTCGTGGTCTGTGTTGATTTACGACGCCTTGGCGTTGGGCGGTTAATAGGACGCTACTCATTTTTTATCCTCCGTTGTACGTGAACAACGGATCCATGGTCATCATCTTCGCGGCCATCCAGCCGAAGACTTGTGCGTGCAGACAGTCGTCAGGCTGGGAGGGCGCATGTCTCCACACTTTACGGCCTTGCAGCGTAACTTCTTCGTATTCATTTAGCAGGTCCCGAATAGGGATTTGCATACAACGAAGGTTCGGAAAAATCACGCCTCTACGCTTGATGAACATGAAGTAGTGATCGATCATTGTCGTACGTTCCGCAAGGAATCGATCTATTTTGTTCCAGTAGAACGGGCGCGAATTACCACCGCCGCCTGCGCTCGAAACGCCGCGGTACTGCACCTGCATTGCTCTGTGTGGACCTAAGCGTTCGCGCAGATTGGAGTTCGCGAGAGCGCCTTCACCTGCGTCACCGAATATCAGCTGTACGTTAAACCGTCCGCACATATCCACGATATGGTCAATGACGCCACCGGATATGGGGTTCGTCTCAGGGTATATTTTGAAGTACAACGTCTTCAGCTTGAAGCTGTGCTCCGTACCGCCACCCGTAATGCCCCAGATCCACAAGACAGAACGGGATGCACCTGTGGTGCCGCCGCCTGACCAATCGACGCCGGCCACGACAGCACGCAAGTCCGTGAGTAAGAGGTTATGCGCGGGGTAGTCTTGGATATCGTATTCCTCGCACATACTCTCTAATTCTTCTTTAGAAAGTAAGCGAGTACCGATAGCGTCCGAGACGCCCATCACCTCGTTCTTGAACTTGGAGATGGGATAAACGGCATGCTTCTCAATAATACGGCGCCATCGCGCTTGTGCCACTTCTTGATTTTTGAAATCAGAGGGCATGGAGGTTGGCACGTTCTTAGGTAGAATTACCTGAGGTACGTGGAATCCTTTAATGCGCTTTCCTTCGTAGTCGTTGGGGTAGACCCGCATGTCTACCCACTCGCCATTACGTACGTTAAGGTACTTGCCGCATTTCAGGCAAATAGGGCCGTGTTTACCTAAACATTTGTCATCTTCAAAGAACTGGTACGTATTACAGCCAGTGCATTTGATTACCCATTCAGTTTGGGTACTCCACTGCCATAGTTGTTCAATGGTATTTTCCATTGATTTAGGCGTACCGCAATAAGTCTCATAGGCGAAATCGGAGTTCGCCATACATTCGTTAATGACGGGAATAACCTCGTCATACATGATATCTTGTACTTCGTCGTAAGCGACGCGGTCGGCCGAAACACCACGGGCACGGTCAGGGTCATCACTCGCATACGAAAATGCCAACTCAGATCCGTTGGTAAACATTTTCTGGAATACACGGCTGGAGAGTTCTTTGGATACCCAACGCTTACGTATATCTGGAGAGTAGAATATTGTCTTGCCGACACGGGTTTGGGAAAACTTCGTCGTCTGTTCCTGACTAGGCGCAATGAAGAAACTCTTCCAGTGCGGCGTGCTACACGCTTCCATGATCAAGAAGTTTGCAAGCGTCGTACTTTTTGCGACCTGTCGCGCTGTCTTCAGCAAAAGCGCCGGATACAGGTTATCGTACACTTGACGGTAAAAGGGGAAATGATCTAGTGAAAAAGGTTTACCGTCAAGATGCAATAAAGTAGTTACCCATTCTGAACGCCTGATGGATAAGTTCTGATCTGGCAGCGCATGTTTTACTTGCATTGATTAAACAGGATAGCAGGGGTTTATGGCTGACAAAAAAGATTCAGTGTCACCGTGGGAGAAGCTAGGTATCGGACCAACGGGCATCGGCTCGGTCCCCAAGTTACTCGACATTGTTTGGGCTATGGACCCCAAACTTACGGTGTGTCTAGTTGGTGAAACAGGCATCGGAAAGACCCCTATCGTGCACCAGTGGTGCCGTAGTAAGAAAGGGTTCATGTATCCGCTGAATTTTGGGCACATGACACAAGAAGAAGTGTCGATGATCATGTTCAGCGAGAAGGGGGATTCGTTCGACTTCGTTCCCCCACAATGGTTGTTGGACCTAAACCAGCATGCCATAGATGACGGCTGTTCCGTCCTATTTCTCGATGAGTGGAACCGTGGTGACAAAGCGATGGTTAATGCTTTGTTTACCCTTACGGATGAGCGTCGCGTACACAACTTCAAACTACACCCGAATGTGTTGGTTGTCGCGGCGATGAACCCCAGCGACGGCAGTTACCTCGTAAACGAAGCTGAGAAGGACCACGCAATCCGTAAGCGTCTCAACTTTGTGTATTGTACACACGATCTCCAGGCATTCCTAGCACATGCTAAGGAATCTAACTGGCACCGTTTGGTACCTGCGTTCCTCAAGGCCGCCTCTACGTACCTCTACGACATGGGTGCGCGTGATGCGGGCAAAGCCTTTCCCTGTCCATCCAACTGGGAAAAAGCTTCTAACATCCTGCTTGCGGCCGAGCGCATACGGCTCGATATTGCAGACAGCCACGTGCGTACGCTAGTTGCTGGCCAGATCGGCAATATCGCGGCGGACAAGTTCATGGACTTCGTGGCCGATCAGAATACGCTTATTCAGCCGGTGGAGATCCTCCACGAGTATCTTCATCGTTCGCAGGTACGCACACGTGTGGCGACTGTCCTCAACTTCCGAATCGACAAAGACACCAATGAGTTTGTCGAAAAGGAAAGCAAGGCCAAGAACCGCGCCAGCGTTATCAGCGAGCTCAATAAGGGTCTGGCAGTCGAGCTGTTCAGCGGCATGCCTGACCCTGTAAAGATTGCGCCGCAACTGGCGTTGTACATGGGCGATATCCCCAATGAACTCTTGTCACCCTTTGTCGGACAGCATCTGTCCGAACAGAGCAAAATCAAGGGTACCGACGGGGACAAGTATTTGAACAAGCTTTCGGCGGCACTGGCTAAACAAAAGCCGTACCAGGCCAAGATGAAGTTCATTATTGACACAATGCGCGAGTACAAGAAGAGCGCAAACCTCATTACGGACTCGGACCCTATGTCGCCGTAGAAGCGTTTTTGAGGGGCGCTAGTTGTTGCTCTCGCAAACGTAGGCGCTTCTCAAAATACAGCTGTACAACTGCGAGCCGTGCAAGCTGCACACCTGCGGGAGTTTCTGGGTATGCCGCATTGGAGAGCGCTTCGCCTCTCGGTGCTGCAGCCCAGGCCTCACGCACGGTAGCCGCCAGCGCACCCGCTTCTTTAGGTAGGCGCTTAGTTAGCTCTGCTTGGGCCATCTCTAACATAGGCGGCGCAATAACAAAGCCTTCTCGATATAATTGAACCGCTGTATAGCAAATCGGTTCTCTATCGAAATCCAGACTCTCATGCTCGAAGTCTCGATGTATTAAATCGGCTTCAAACACAGCCCAATTAATGTATACAACAGGGGCGTCTTCAGCGCCAAAATAAGTCGGTATCTGCTGATTGAATGCGATGCATGCTACCTCAAAGGCATTAGCGTCGTACCAAAAGCGACCGGTCGTAATAAGCGACCTGCCTGCCATGATCTGACTGCGATTGAGTACGGGTACATCGAGCCCCAAGTGCTTGAGCTCAATCCACAACGTTTCTGGTTCCCAGTTTAACCAGTTACGTTCAAACAAATGTGTCAATGCATGGAGGCATGCGCTCGCACAACTCGTGTCGTCGCGAAGGGCTGCTAACGCCGCAGTTTTTGCCTCAGACATGCCCAAGTTGTTCTCGCAGAACCATCTTGGCATCTAAAGGAAGAGTCGCAAACACCTGTTGAAATTGATCAGGGTCGCCGCTCTGAGCGACGGCACCGATTTCAGCAGCGTCAATCTGGTCCCATATTTGGGGCGGTAGCGACATCAGCGTGGATGCAGGCACGGGCATGCCGGCTACGTCACACGTTGCTTCCGCTACTTTTTCAGTATTGAATACTGTCAGAAGCGGGTCGGGTAATTTCTTACCGTAGAATTTATCAAGTCCTGCTTGCTTGTCAATTTGGGCAATCGTAGACGCTACCTTTACGAGGTCTGACCGATTGGTGATGTTGCTAGGCATATTGTATGTAGCTTCGGCTAGCTTTGCGTACGCTGCTTTCTGTACGAGCGTTGGCGCAGCTTCGGTACGGGCGTCGAGCCAATCACGCAAGGTGTGCGTGTTGGATATTGTAGCCCCCGCAAACTTCAGCGACAGAGGCGTGAGCTGTACATTGCAACGCTTGGCCGCGGTGTACAGTCGGCTGTACGCGTCTGCGCGCTTTTCAAGCGTAAGGTACATTCCATCGCGATGAAGTACCTCTTCTGCCATTTTGACTTGGGCAGCACCCGTAAGGGGCAAACGCTTTTCATCGGGCAGTGCATATTCCGTGGGTTCTGCCGCAGCCGTTTTCATTGCGGAGAACATGGAAATATCGAGTTTGTAGACTTCCTGCGCTGTGGCCAGCTTGGCGTCAACATGGGCAGGTACCGCAGAACCGAGCTTACTGCGGTAAAAGATACTAGCGAGCGCATCTTCGCGGGTGTGAATCGGGAACCGTCGTTCGTCTTCCCACGCAAAAGCGGTACTGGGTAAATCCTCTACGGCCAGCTTAGTATTTTCGAACGAAGCTGTTTTTAGCATTTCGCGAGCTAACGGAAAATCCCGCGTCAGCACATGCAAGTGCGCGTAGACAGGGTCACCGTTGTACTGATCGATAATCGTTGAGGACATGCGCTGATTATAGCAGCAGGTGAGACATGAGAACAGGGATAGAAAAGCTAGATAACAAAAACGGAATGACTCTCGAAGAGGCCCTGGTCAAGGGCCGGGATTCCGTAGCCGATGCACTGACGTACCTTACGAGCAGTAAAGTCCAGAACTTTTACGCGCGCGTCATTGGCCTGATGGATAAAGTCGCGGTGCCTGGTTTTGGCACTATGGCCGTGAGCGCCCACGCGGGGCGCTATCTATTTCTTTACGATCCGTTGTTTGCAGCAACGCGCTCGTACGAAGAAGTATGTGCCACCTGTGAACACGAAGTGCTGCACCTGATCTTAGAGCACATCCCCCGTGTTCAAACAATGATGCGCATTTACTCAGATGATGAAGACCGGCATCTGATGAGCATTACCGCTAACCTTGCAACGGACGCGGCAGCTAACGAACTTCTTGCACGTAGTTGGCCCAAAATTAAGCTACCTGAGAAACCGCTGGGCTTCTGGGTTATCCCCGAGAACTTCACACCCCCACTTCCTCGTGACATGGCCTACGAGGACTATCAGCGGTTGATGATCGAACTGCTGACGCAACGGCTCAAATCATCCCCCACCCAGTTGTATAAACTTGCCAAGAAGATCCTCGAAAAACAGGCTCAGGCTGTTCAAGACGCGCTCAAACAACAGAGTCAGAGTAGTAATTCGGACGAAGAGGAGAGCGAAGAAGACGGTGAGGGTCAGGGCCAGGGCCAAGATCCACAGCCGGGCCAAGGTCAGGGCCAAGGGCAAGGACAGGGTGCAGGAGGGCAAGGTCAGGGCCAAGGGCAAGGACAGGGCCAGCCCCAAGAAGACCCGTTCGGGGGCATGACTCCCGAAGAGCTCAAGAGCGAAATCGAGAATCTGGATCCGGTGGACCAGAAGATTCTCGAAATGCTCGTGGACTCGATGAAACCGCATCTGGCTTGGGAGCAAGGTAAAGGGACCAATTCCGAGGGCGACACGCACAAGCTCATGGAGAATGGCAAGGAGCTCATCAAGGCGTCCCTGTCGAGTGCGGATAAATCACGCGGCACAATACCGGGCCACGTGATGGAGATTATCCGCAAGATGTTGACCCCACCCACCGTGTCGTGGACGCAACTCTTGCACAACATGGTGCAACGAACGCGCCAGACGAAAAAAGAGCGCGGTATGAGCCGGCCTTCCAAGAAGCTCGCAGCCCTTAAGGTGTTTGCGCGCAAAATGGAAGAGGAAGGCAATAAGCTTTTTGCGCGCCTTCCGCACATCCGGCAAATGCCTGTATTTCCGGGTATTAAGTTGAGTAACAAGTTCACTATTTACTACGTCGTCGACACATCCGGTTCAATGGCGACGAAAGAATTGCAGCTAGGGCTGTCAGAGCTGACGCACATTCAGAAGGCGGATTCTGAGGTGAGTATCTGTGTGATCTACGCAGATACGCACGTCTGCAAAGAGTATTGGATTACTGCCACAGGGGAGATCGACAGGGAACTAACCGGTCGTGGCGGTACCGATTTCGAGCTCGTATTTCAGCACATCAAGAAAATGTGTGGGCATCAGGACAAGGCGCCGGACATTGTTATTTATTGTACCGATGGTTACGCGCCTCCGCCGGAGACGCGGATTCCGGTACCGACCGTATGGCTGCTTACGCCTACCGGACAGCCTGTCATGAAAGAAAGCGGTCACGTCACGATTCACATGAAGAATTACCAGTTGGAGGATTCGAGTGTCTAATATCTTGGATATACATATCCACCGCGCAGATGCGGGTACTGTCATTCCCTTTGATAAACTGTATTTGATCATGCCTGAAGACAAGGATGTGATTCCGAAGATATTCGGATACGGCATTGTCTTACCATTCACAGAAGAGCTAAAAGAAGCGCTCTACACGCTGCGTCCTGCGTCCATCACACGGAAGCATTTTCGACGCAACGATCAACACAAAGCGATACCCGCCGAAATCAACGGCAAGGCCATTGTGGACGGGCGCTTTCCACCGCCAGCAGTCCGTAACTGGTGGGTGGAGTTTGGAGAAGAAGTCGACTTCACCAAACGCCTTGTTGTCATCCCCGTGCTGACGAGCATTGCGCGGCGCAAGATTCGTCCACGATATATCGCTAACCAGAAGTGGTTTGCGAGTAACAACCAACAGACCCTGAAACGTAAAAAGGGTTTACCCGTATTTAACACTACAGAGGTAGTCCAGCCGCTTAGCGATTTCGCATATCTTGCGACACCGCTGAAAGCGCCTCAGGACAAGATCCGGCCTTTGTGTTCGGTCTGCCCGCGCTTGATGCGGCACATTCAGGGGGAATGCGTACCAGGACAGCTCGTTTGTTACGATGCTTTGAATTTTGCAGATATCGCGGGGGATAGCGACAATGCCAGCGTACAACCAAACAACGATTAACATCATTGACTTTCCGCATTTCGAAAAGATCCCCGAGAACGTACCGTGGGTGATCGATACCATGTCCCTGGCGCATGCCATGGGAATTCGAAATCGGACATTGATGAGCATGATTGTGGGCCGCCACAAGATGTATAAGAAATGGGTGATCCCCAAGAAGTCAGGCGGTACCCGCGTTATCCATGCGCCTGAGCCTAAGCTCAAGTTTGTACAGGGCCGACTGCTGGAGCGTTTCTTTACCAACATCGCGTACCCTGACCATATTTCCGCGTACGTTCCAGAGCGCACTACCCGCTACAGCGCTGAACAACATTGCGGTAAACAAGTCCTCATCGTGATCGATTTGAAAGACTTCTTTCCCTCGACACGGCGTGCGTGGATCCGACGCGCGCTACAGGATTTATTTCATCTGCCATTTGAAGTTGTCAGCGCTATGGCGGACTTGGCCACAATCCCCATCGAGACAGCGGTAGGAACGCGCTACGTAGTACCCCAGGGAGCGCCTACCAGCGGCGCTATTTGTAATTGGGTGGCGCATCACCGCTTGGACATGCCTATTCTTGAAGAATGCAAGAAGTGGAGCATGTCCTACACCCGATACGCAGACGACTTGGCATTTTCCTGTCACGAACGGTTGTCGCGGGAAGACACGAACAAGTTCATTCGTGCTATTTCGAAGATCATCAAGAAGGGTGGCTACGAGGTAAACCGTAAGAAGTTACGAGTTACCCGCCCTGGACGACAGCAGAGGTTGTTGGGAATGACCGTTAACCAAAAGCCGAATATTATTCGCGTACATTACCGCAAGCTGCGGGCACGGATTCATCATTGCCACTACAAGGGGTTCGATGTCGTCGCCAAAGAAATGGGACTTGAGTCTGGGGCACAGCTCAAATCACAAATCGAGGGCAAGATTTCGTACTACCACATGATCAATCCCGTAAAAGCAGCGCAACTCAAAGCGCAGTTGCACGCCGCAGAGGCCAAGCATGCCGCGGTACTATAGCATTTGCGAGGCCACGCCTTCCCATAGAATCTCAAAAAGGAATTTCCTACGAGTCTATGGGAATGCACCGCAGGGTTACTTATTCCACGACACCGATGAGTACCTTGAAGTGGACATGCTCCGTAAGCCGATGTTTATTCTATCGGAGCTATATGCAGAGGCGAAGACCGTGGTCTATGTACGGGTTGATAACCGTACCATCATGGCCACCTTTAATACTGCGGGAATACCACGACCGGCTCGTACTGGCGACCGTGAGTTCCTAAGTAAGAATCGGTTGTTTGGCTGGCTGCAGAAGGACGTACGCGATCCAGCCAGCGACGCTATTCTTGCTGACTACGACGATATTTACGACACATGTACCATGCTCGAACGGTTCACGGGAAATTGTCCGTGTCCTAAACTCGAAGAAGGTACGTGCCTCACTACAACGATGTACGCGGCACATCCTTGGTTAGCCGACCAACTGACGAGTTTCTCTGAGCCAGAAACGACGGAGTACAAACGAAAGCGCTACCAAGACCTGAACGGCTTTGTATTTACACCCGGTCAATACTCGATAAACGCCGACTTTACCGAAGCTATTCGGCCCTGGGATAACTACGACTTTGCGCTTGTCGCGGCAAGGTCTAAGGCGTTCTCAGAACGAGGCGCTGAGAACGCCAGGCGCTTTGCACACCGTAAGATTGAGTGCTCACAGTGTACGTTCAGTACTAAACACAGGGACGGTACGTACGGTGACTGCGGTCAAGTACGTAACTGCGATAGCCATACAACTGAAGAGCAAGCCTGGGAAGCGCTCTACACATGGCTTGCCGCTACGCCCTACGAAAATGGTACCTCAAAATTTGCATTGCACGAAATTCACTATCTAATGAGCGTAGCTGGTGAGGATCATTTGAGTCGGGCCATCACGCCAAATCGCATGGGTAATACAAAGCTCGCAGGATTTCGCTTATCAGGCGACGATCTCTTATTCCGCGTAGCACCGTGTCAGGGTAACACCACACGCAAAAAGAAGTACCCTAGCTATGCAGAGCTCCGTGAGGCATTTCCTGCGTTGCCCGAAAGCGATAAAATCCCTGAGACCCATTTAGAGAGAAAACACGTGCTAGCGCACGCGATATTCAGCACCTGGGGGTATGTCCATACACGGGACGGGCATCAACCACACCCCGTGTATAGCATTACCAAAATGCGGCATGAGACGATCCTTACGGGTACGTCTACACGCAGCACATTTTGGTGCTACTGTCTGACCCCTGCATCACACGTCATGGAGTTTTTCCAGCGGCTTTGGCCTCACGGCTTTGCTACTGCAAAAATACATTTGAAGACGGTGATGCCCGCAGGCCAATCCGCGGACTATTAGGGTGTAAAGTCAGGGCAGACGGCTATGACTGCTGCTAGCGCCGCTTCGCGGTTTGCTACAGCCGTGGTGGCCGCTGCGCTGAGCTTGCTACTCTCAATGTGGCATTTATTTAGATTAACGTAGATTGCGTTCTTAGCTTGCGTAAGCGACACGACACGGGCGTTGAGTGTACTCATCTGCGGCGTTACCGTGCCCGAGATCAGTGCAGACAGCGCAGTATTCTGCGCCGTAAACTGTACAAGCATCGCGTCGTTGGATACGAGATAGCTCTCAAGGTTTGCTTTTTCGGGATCGGTGGCGCTAGATGACGCATTCGCGCTCCGAACTGCGGCGTTATTTGTCGTAAGACTTGCGTTGAGCGCAGTGTCTACCGCAAGGATTGACGTTAATACCGCTTGGGTATTGACCCATGCAGCTGCGTCGGCAGTTGCTTGCTGTAACTGCGTTTCATTTGTAGCTAGATCTGCTTCGAGCTGCGTACATTCCGCCTGATGCGTAGTTAACGCATCTTGTGCAGCAGTTACCAGCGGTACCGTTGCAGCGTACGCCGCTTTTAGCGCTGCTTTCGCGGATTCGTCCACAGTCGGGAAGTTGATGACGTCACCTGACGGCACCGTGTCGAATTCCGTGAGGAACGCGTCGTATGCGTTCACGAGAGAATTAATGCGACTGTTAAACTCTTTCCATGCCGCGTTCGCTGTTTCAACATCGGTATACGTGATTGTGACCGCAGAGGAGCGCCAGTATATAGCGCCGGCAGCGATTGCTACATCACGGTCATTGAAGTAGGTATCGACGTCGGCAATCTCAATGACGCGTTCAAAAGCGTCGTCCTTGGGATCAGTCGCGGTGGGAATGCTAAGTAAGAAAATGCCGGTGTCTTGTAGGGTACCGCGTGCTGTACACGTTGTGGTAATCGTGTACTTGACTGTGCCTGAAACAACAACAGCTTGTCGCTGTTGGTTTATTTGAGTGCCGGACATGGATTACTCACAAAGTGACAGTAGAGTTGATGTTGGCATAATCAGTGCCAGTGAATGCATCTACTATGGATGCGTGCGCTACCGCAAGGATTTTCAAACGGGATTTAGTAATCGCTTCAAACCCTGTAGCATCACGGATTGTGCGATAGTTGAGCTGCGCGCCGCGTCCGCGGTATAGTGACGCGTTTACAAGCGCTGCTGCTTCTTTACCCACCGGGTAAGTTTCGAGGTCGTACACGGTGGCTACATGCGAGAATGTGTCGTGCTCAGTATTAAACACGAGTACGTCAAAACCGATGTTGACAACATCGATAATATCCACCTGCACCCTGTACACACTCTCGTACGGAATGCTGCGTACAAACTGGGCCTTAATTTCGACGGTCGTAGTCATATGCTCGAACTCAATGTAACAACTTCGGTCGTGAGCGTTGCGCCAACCGTGGCGGTCGCCAGGGACGTAAGGTCGGCTTTCATAGCAGTCACGCTTGTTTCAGCTTCGAGGGCAGTGGTGTAGTAGCGTTGAAAGCGAGAGTCCCTGTATTTTAGCGTATTTGCAGGATTGCCATTGCGAATCGTAACACCAGCTATTCCCGATAAACCCCGTGCGGGAATGGCCCAAGACAGGGTATTCGCAAATGCCGGAAATGGCGGGGTAACAGTAATACGGGTTGATGTAACGCTTTGCACTGTAAATTGAAAAGGATTGCCGCTATAGACGTTCGAGTTCCAAGGCTCTACGTCAGACAGGGTTATCGTTAGCAGGTCGCCTTGTGTCACATCATTTACGGGTAAGGGCCCTGGTAAAAAGTTGGTAGACAAATCTTCCAACGTATCCAAAGCCCTAATAGGTAGCGCAACGTCTGTAAGATCTGCCAAAAGCGCTATTCTCTGAAACTCCTCACCCAGAGTACGGCTCACAAACTTCACAACTACATTGTATTTCAGGTCATCAGGGTTGGTGGGAAAATAGCTTACGCTTGGCGACGGAGGGACTCCACCATCGTCGCGATTACGCAGGATCACCCGTACTTGGGATGTCGCGGGAAGCAGGGTCTTCTCAAAGGTTGCTGAAATATATGCCGACATGTCCACCCACCGCCAGTGTTGTTGTAGTATAGCTCATGGCCCTATTTATTGGCATAGACCAGTCGGTTTTACATACAGGGATATGCATTCTCAACGAAGATGCTAGCGTTTACTATCTCGGCTTAATTGAGCCAAAAGGCCTACGTGATCATGAGCGCCTGGCCTACATCAGGGATGGGCTGACTGCCGTTCTTGGTGAGTTGCGCTTCGCGACAGGCGTCATGGAAGGCTACTCGTACGGCAGCGTCAACAAGAAGTTTTTGTTGGGTGAAGTCGGTGCGGTGATTAAGTTGGCCTTGTTTGACCACTGTGATAAATGCTTCGACGCCGCCCCAAAACAATTGAAGAAATTTGTGTGTAGTAAGGGCTCTGCGTCCAAAGAAGAAGTCATGATTGCCATTGAGAAACAATGGGGGGTTGTGATACAAGATGACAACGTCGCAGACGCGTATAGCCTTGCCCGCATTGGGTACGAAATAGCAAGACCTGGCTCTGTAATGCGCCATCAGCTCGATGTTGTGAAAATGATTAAGTCTAAGGACTTGAAAAAAGAGCGTAAGGTACCGGCTAAGAAACGTCAGTATAAGGACGCTGTTTGATGGCGAATTATCCCGTCGATAAAACATTAAAGCCCGTACCGACATTTTGTCGACCGTGTGCAAAAGCGGTAGACTCTGACCATTGGCGTTGGGCCAACGATCCGCGATATATAGGAGGCGGTAAGTGGCGTTGTCACGCGTACGTACGGCGACATAACAAACGCTATACCGCAGCGCGCGACGCAGATCCCGTGCGTAAGGCTGCATGTAAAGTATATTTTAAAACATATTACGCTAAAAACCCTAATTTTCTACGTTATAAGGGGTACAGGTCCGCTGACAAGAGAAAGTACGGTGGCGCTGCTACCTGTGCGTGGCAACTCGCACGTGTATTAATGGCGAGAGATTGTTATTACTGTAAGCGCAGTCCTTCGAACGGCTTAGATCGACGTGATAGTACCAAAGGACATACCGTCTGTAACGTTGTTCCATGTTGTGAATCATGTAACATGGTCTTGGGAGATCTACCTTTTTCAGTTAAACTCTTGCTGAAAAATGGGTTGAAAGCTGCGAGAATACGTGGCTTGTTGGATACTTGGGTAATACCCACTAAACGCTCACAGTTACCACGTAAGAAGAGGATGGTATGATGCTCGTTCCACGAGAGCCCTTTAGTCTTGATGTCAATTTCATCGAAAAATATCGCGACCGCGAACCGGCTTGGGGGCCCGTGGGAAAACTCGTATTTTTCCGCACGTACTCTGAGTTACTCAGCGACGGTACTAACGAGGAATTCTGGCAAACGTGTCAGCGCGTTATTGAGGGCATGTACCAGATTCAAAAGGGACACTGCCGGCGCCATGGATTACCTTGGAACGACAGCAAAGCACAGCGATCTGCCCAAGATGCATTTACCCGTATGTTCGCATTTAAGTGGCTGCCTCCCGGACGTGGAATGTCCAAAATGGGCAGTGAACACATGTTCAAAATCGGGGGTGCGTGCCTGAATAATTGCGGTTTCTATACGACCGCGAATATCGGTAACACCAATATTCCTAATGCTTTTTCCCAGCCGTTTACCTGGCTGATGGATTGCAGTATGTTGGGCGTCGGAGTAGGCCTGGATACACGGGGCAAGGGCACCGTGAAGATTATTAAGCCTTACCCGAATCCAGAACCCTTCATCGTAGAGGACTCGCGTGAGGGCTGGATTGCGTATACGCGCGAGCTTCTGCAGTCTTACGTAGACCCCGATGTTTTGAGTCCCGTAAATCCTGACTACAGTCGAGTACGCCCCAAGGGCGCGCGCATCCGTGGCTTTGGCGGCACCGCATCAGGACCTGAGGCTCTGGAGCGTCTCACGAAACGTGTACGTACGTTGCTCGATGCTTACAAAGGCAAATACGTCGATGCTCGCGTGATTGTTGATATCGCAAATAGCATTGGCGAATGCGTCGTCGCCGGCGGCGTTCGTAGAACTGCTGAGATCATGTTCGCTGAAGCGGACGATTCACAGTTCCTAGGTCTCAAAGACTATACTAATCCCGAAACCAACGAATGGCCTCGTTGGGCTTCGAATAATTCCGTCTTTGCTAATACGCGTACGGACTTTAGCGTAGCGGCTAAATTAACGGCTGCGAACGGCGAACCGGGGTACTACTTTTTGGAGAACGCACAGGCTTACAGCCGCATGTGCGATCCTCCAGATAACAAAGATGCCAAGGCTATGGGCGGAAATCCCTGCCTTGAGCAGACACTGCACAGTGCTGAGCTCTGCTGCTTAGTGGAGACCTTTCCCTATAAATGTGACGACTATGCTGACTACGAACGCACACTTAAATGCGCCTATCTTTACGCAAAGACCGTTACGCTGGTTCCGACGCACTGCGAAGAGACCAACGCGGTCATGTTGCGTAATCGCCGTATTGGCTGTAGCCAGAGCGGCATTCAAGATAACATAGCGAAAATTGGACTACGCGCCCACTTCACCTGGTGCGATTGGGGCTATCGCTACATCAATCGCTTAGACGAAATCTACAGTGACTGGCTCTGTATCCCTAAGAGCATTAAGAAGACTTCGGTCAAACCCTCAGGTTCGATCTCGAAGCTTGTCGGCTGCCGCGAAGGTATTCACCATGAAAAGAGTGAGTACATCTTGCAGGCCATTCGCATTAACGACGACTCCGTCCTCATAGAGCCGCTGCGTCAAGCGGGTTATCGCATTGAAACCGCGATCAATGAGGCCAACACGGTCGTGGTCTATTTCCCGGTGCACTCGCCGGGTCAGCGTCCTAGTGAGACTATTACAATGTGGGAGCAGCTCGAAGTAGCCGCGCTTATGCAGCACTACTGGGCTGACAACCAAGTCTCTGTCACCGTCGATTTTGACAAAGAGAAGGAAGGGCCCTTTATTCAGCAGGCACTTGAAACGTACGCCCACCGCCTCAAGGGCGTGTCGTTCTTGCCTCGCAACGATCACGGCTATGTCCAGGCTCCTAAGACCGTGATCACCCGAGAAGAATATTTGGCGTACCAGATGCGCCTGCAGCCTTACTCTTTCGCGGGCTTGAAAACCCACGAGGTTGATGACAAGTATTGCGATGGCGGTCTTTGTACGATCCCGCCAGTTGCTGGAGAGGAGGCTGCAGAATGAGTCACATCGGATGCATGGTCACAGGCAATACCGTAGTTGTTGACCACGGTGAATCTCCCGATCGAACCGCTATTATCGTCATGCGGGGCGATAAAGTAATAGGCGTAGTCAGTTCCGCTGCCCAAGAAGAAGTAGCTACCCTCCGCATGACCTTCACACGCGAGCGTCCTACTGCAGAATTTGTACCCCTGCAGGGCATTGCCATTCAACACTTCCAACACGTCCATCCCGATGACACTCCATAAAGAAGACCACCGTATTGGCATTACGCCCATCATTTTGCGCAGGGCGGCGCATTATTTGTCTCTAGGTATTGGCGTATACACGCCCGAACATCCGCATTACGATAAAGTCGTGGTAGAGCAGATCTACGACTTTATGCAGAACCCCATGAATGAAAATGAGTGGGGGTTAGGTATTAGAGTGTCCTTTTACCAAGGCAATCATTGTAACCGTTGGGTCGAATTCGGATGCCGTACTACCGGTGTAGGCGGCGATGAAATCATCAAGAAAGCTCAAGAATGAAAAAGTTTCTCATTACACATAACGCTACGGTTGGCCGCAAGAAGGCGGATGGCGCTGACTTTCCGCCTGTGGAGCTCTTGTTTTACAGCATCGTGGAGGCCGAGACCACTGAGGCGGCTAGCGATCAGGTCGTGCAGTACAGCGACCCGGGCTTCATCAGCCGCGTCAGCAACGTGAGTGAGCTCGGCGAGGGCATGACTGCTGACGAGTTGTTTGGGTTGCTTGAACATAAAAAGGTCCTTACGGAGTCGAAGCTCTAACGGGCGAGGCTGCTGAGAAACGCTCCCAAGCCCAGCACTCCGACAGTACCGCCCACCCACAAAGGCCATGTGGGTGGGTTTTCTGCTTTCGAGCGCCACTCGTTTTTAGCTTCGATTTCTGACGTGAGCTGTTCATTGAGACCATGAATGTGGTCCTGGTCCTGGCGCTCCATGCTGTAATGGACCGCAATCTGCTCCTGAGACTTGAGCAGCTCGGCTTCTTTCACAGCCAGCAGGCTGGTGTAGTCTTCCCATTGGCTGTGCCAGTAACGCGCTTGGATTTCCAGCGTGTTGAGCTCAACCATCTGGGCTGCGTCAAAGCACGCATAGCGCACGTTTTGGTAAACGCACGCTATGTACTCTGGCACCAGTCTGTCGGGTAAAGGCGTAAGCTGGAACAGCTTGGCGTGGTCCTGCGCTTGCGCGCTAGACGTAGCCAGCAGAACTAAGAGCGCGACTTTTGATTGTACGCGTCTAAATCTTTCCATGATTCAAGTGCCTTTACTTGCTTGTACTCTGCCTGAAATGCTTTTTCATTCCAGGCGATTTCCTCACGCTTAGCCGCTGCCTCTTTATGCAGGGCTTCTGCTTGAACGAGCATTTCCGTTAACTTAGTCGCATCTTTTTCGCGCATAACATTAAAGCGCAGTTGTGCGGCTTTCTGGTCCGTCAACTCCGCTTCGGTACGAAGCTTTTTAAGCTCTTCTTGCCGCTTTTGCAGCTTCATGTACAGCGCGACTATTGCAATGAACACCGTAACGGTTACCACGACCCACAGGATCCATTTTTTAGGTCCGGTGGAGCCGTGGTATTTCAGTATGGACGAGGGATCCATGGATCAATCCACGTAGAATTTGGGCGTAGTGTATGTAACCTCAATGCCGTACACTAGGTCACCACTCGTATTGATCGAGCCTGCAACTTGCAACACGAACATCTTCGCAGATTTATCTACTACGAAAGCGATGGTACCTGTGCTTATGTACTGTTGCGCGTTGCTGTTAGCCGGGGCAAACGTAGGTCCATCGATGTCGATAACTGTGCCTAGTATGGTTACCGAATAAAGTTCAATCCACATACGGTTTGCTGCGGTCGCTTGGGCGACACTCATCTCCACCGATGCGCGCACCAGGGTAATCGTAGCCCCGTCAGGTACCAGGGCGTCTATAGCAAAAGTACAGAGCGCACCTGCGGCTGACGCCGACAAGTTCGAACCGGACGGAGAAAAAGTAGAGCCATAAGACGCAGTGACTCCCGCGACAATTTTTACTGTAGCGCTGACCGTTATGTCATCAGGATTCGCGAATACCCGGTTGGGAACCGTAGTAGATGTGCCCTCGTTTGTTACGGTCGCGGTGCCGCCCGAGCCATCATTAATCAGTGTGTTCGCCGTTACGACGTTTCCCTGCGATGCTGTAGTCAGCAACAACATTTTCTCAGCCAAGGTACTGCTGCAACGCAAGCCGTTACTCACAACGCTGTTGCGTTTACCATCCACGGTAATACCGCGGACGAATGCCGAGATTACTCGGATATTGTTGCCCACTACAGAGCATACATCCGATGACGTGCCCAGGTAGATCATTGCATGGTCGTCCGTAGCAGGTAAGTAGTTCTGCGCAGTACCGCTGAGCACAACGGTATTGTCATTAACCACCACGCCATCACTATTGGACCAACAGAACCAGCCGGGCGTGTCTTCACCCGTTGCTAAGGTAGTTAACGCCGAATTACCGATAACTTTGCAACGCTCATCTGCACGGACTAAGCGTCCTTTGTTGGCCGTGCTGGTCTCATAGAAGCGTACGCCTTCTACGGATCCACCAGACCCTGCAAGGTTTATATGGGCATACCACGCAGAAACGTTACTGCCTGCGGGTGTGCCGTTTACTGAACCGCCGCTAATACGCCCACGCCCGAGCTCTACAAGGCTACAGGTTAGCGTCGTCGCACCTGCGGAAGTGTCAGGCTCGGTGACGTTCTTAAGGTGTAAACCATCTATTTCGAGGTTAGCAGCGCCAAAACTATTTAAGAAAATAGCACGGGTGCCCGCTCCCGCTAAGCGTTTACCTTGAAAATCTACCGTAATGTTGCGCGCTTCCACAACCGATTGCGTACCAGCCCCTGTGCTGATGCTGAGGGTATAGTCGGAATACGTGGTTACGTTACTGTAATTCAGGTTAACATGTAGACCGTCAATGGTGTACGAGCCGTCACCTGTTGCAGTTCCGGCTACGGTTCCGATTTCGATACGACGCGTAGCCGAGGCTCCGGTAGAGGTACCGAAACGAATTTCTGCGTAGCAATCCTCGAATACAATGTTCTGGCCGGGGTCCGTCGACACGACCTCGTCGCACACTACGCCGATTTCCGGGTAGTTTACGCCAGCAGTACTTGTATAGAACTTACAGTCTCGGAATCGGATATTGTTGGACGAACCAGAAATGCTAAGGACCTTACCGTAGCCATCCTGAATAAACCTACAATTCTCGAAGAGAATGTTAGTCGAATCGATAATATCCATCACGGTGACGTAGATATTCGGATTCGACTGACTGCAACGAAATACGCAGTCACGGTAAACCTGCGGCTGGTGAGACGCGTTGATATACGCGACCCGGCCATCAGGCGTACTAAGATTTACGTCGCCAAAACCCGCAGAGATGTCAAAAATGGCATCTTCGAATACGAGGGGTTCGTAATTTCGCGATGCGGCTTTGGTGCCGATCCTATTGACCCATAGGCCCGACTTTTCGATACTCGTATTCGAACCTGACGGTGCAGTAGTTACGCGTAGTCCGCGTACTTTGCCCGTAACGGCATTTGTATCGGCAGAGCTGTTGTAAAACTCGATGCTGCTGAAATTGGCGATAGCCTGTGAATCATCGTCAATTACGAGCCCATCGATATCGATGCGCGTACTCGCAGAAGGGCCAAAATGGAGCGCACCCGCAGCAGCACGGCAGTTACGCAGCGTGTAGGCGCCGCCTGCAAAGGCGTACTGATAATTATTCGAGGCGTGGCCTTTTAAGAACAGATTCTCGAAGGAGAGTTGATCGTTCAGGCTCGACCCAAAGAAGTTTACCGCGCTACCCTTTGTGATAGAAAGCGTTACTTTGGTAACGTCTTCACCCGCCAAGTGCGTATTCTTCGAAGTAGTAAAATCGGTGCTTACGTTATACGCGCCGCGACGCAAGACGTACGTACCGCCTGTGCCGGCAAGCGTATTGATAGCCGGCACAAAATCTACGGCGTTAATGTCACCACCGACCGAGGTACTGCCGTCCGTAACAACAGCAGTAAACCCACGACGTGCAACCACCGACGAATCCAAACGGTCCAACGCGGCACGCAGTGTCGTATCCCCCGACTGTCCACCACCGCCACCAATAGCCGTCAGTTGCCCGCTGAAAATAGTCCCTGCATCGACGCCAATATGTAGGGCTCCCGCAGGTGCTGTAGTTGCAGCTAAGTCACTGACAATTTCAGTGACAGCAGCCTGCAGATTCGTAGCAACTAACGCCGGTGCGCCCTCGGCCCAATTGCCGGCGGTCGCAGGCTGGAATCCAACAATGCCCGCGCCGCTGGTCGTCGCAAGGTTACTGATGTGCGAAGTTAAATTCGCTGCCGCGACACTCGTCGCACTAGCGAAAGTAATGGTTTCTCCAGGTTGAACCTTAGTGCCATCCGCAAAGACCAACTGCCCGTTATACGCAACGCGGCAGATCGGAATAGCACCGGGAATTTTGCTCGCCGAGGCCGATGTCTTAAATAGCGAGCCCGAGGGGATAGCGCTTGTTCCGCGCGATGCAGATGATTCTGCACGACCGCCGCGCAACCCTGCCTTAGGGTCCGAGCCGTAACCCGCGGCAGGTTCAACGAGGTAGCGGTACCAAATCGCAATACCGTCGCCTACGTCTAGCCCCGTAAACGCAGAAAGGTTGCTAGCTGTGACGGTATGGAGTTCGTCTTCGAAGGTGCCTTCAAGGCGTGTTTCGACTAGTGACGAAATTACAGTAACCGCGTTGGTCGCCGTAGCCGTGAATTTACCGTTTAAGGTATACGTTGTATCTGTATCAGCGCTAACGGCCGCGTTCACTTTGGTCGCGGTGGCCGCAGCCGTGTGTAACGCAGTGCTGTCATAGAAAACGACAATATGCTTTACAGGACCCGGCGTAATCGATACGTAATGCGTGCTACCCGTCACATCGCGGTGTTCCACCGTAATGGCGTTCATTCTCTCAGTAGAGAAACCTACACACGTATACGTAATTAAATTGTTAGGATTCGCGCCACTTGTGAGC